ATATAAAAATAACTGCTTAACAGTTACCGAGAATGGTAATGGTTACTTACGTGCTGAATATTTAAGAAATTAAAAATGGTAGTTGATGTTGAGTTGATGTCAACAGGTACTACAGCGATCGCTCAAATACCCAACCGTAAAATAGCTACACAAAGATATTTGTAAAAGTTCAGTACACAAATACTTGACAACAAATAGTAGAATAGACTATAGTAATTACATACACAGGAAACAAGGGAGACACAAATGTTCATCGAATTTGAAACCAGCCAATCCCAACTTATCACAATCAACGCCACTGAAGTCAAATCCTGGGATAAAGAGTCCCTGGTCAGATACGCATCTGAACAATTAAGAGTAGATTACGTTGACTTTAAAGTCATCAGGAAACTGAAAGATAGAGTAGTTACTAATATAGACTGGCGACTTTTAAGGGTCGCCTATAGGCAAGAATGGCTCACGCTTAAACGACCACCGCGCAAGTTTCTCATGTCTATTTAATTTTAAAACCCCCGGATTAGCACTAATCCGGGGGTTTTGTTTTTGTTGTGGATTAAATCACATCAACCACAGATGGATACCACTGTAGCGACTGGACGGTTTTGTTATGTCCCTTTGCAGTATCTAGAACCACTTGAGAATATTGTTTTCCTTCCTCTGTGGCTACCCACAGAGGATTATTGTTAGCGGTGTTTTTGACCTGTAAGCCCTTTTCAGCTAATAATAAGTTCATCTTTTGCGCCGACAATTTCACCCCGGTTCTAGCTTCATATAATTCCGCTAGTTTGCCTGGTCGGATCAGCTTATCCTCAACAGGAATACTTAGCAGTGACTTTGATTCTTCCATCGCCGAAGCGAGCGCCGGGTAAATCTTGGCTATTTGGTTAGCCTTCACTGCGGCTTTTAAGTTGGGGTGAACGTCAGTACCATCAAGTATTAAATCTATAAGTATACTTGCATCTTGACACAATCCCACAAGCCCCCTATCCTTAAATTCTTGTTTTTCCCAACCCACCTGTTTTTGCATCCATACCCGGACACCAATGGACGTAAAAACAGTATCCACAAGTTCAGCTTGTTTCTTACAATACCTACCAGCTTTATATGCGTAGTATTTCGCTATGACTGCGATCGCTACATCTGGTATTCCTGCTTCTGACCACGAGATTTGTTCACCACTATCAAATCCATACTCTGTAAGCATTTCAGCCAATTTAGAGGGATTTTGTTCACCACTCTTGAAGCTACTCAAAAGTGAAACATGATCAACATCCATCAGTCTAGCGACCGCACGAATAGAGGCTTTACCCTTACCTTCGGAGTCAACGGTAATTTCGTTCTTGATTTGTTCAATGATTAATGCTAAATTAGTCATGACAGATTAACCCGCCTTTATCGGGTGAAATGTTAACCAGTGATACAACCGTTCTGGGTGCTACTACACTCTTTACGGTGCTGGTTTCAATTATTATAGCACAGCTTTTAATACATTGCCAAAAAACTTACAATAACCACTGACTAATTACAGCTTGTGCTACCTTTTCCATCATGCGCGGTGGTACACTCATACCTATCATATATTTACCTATCCTTGTACTTCTGGCTTTATAATCATCTGGAAATGAGCCTAAGCGTTTATATTCTCTATAAGTTAGTTTTCTGCATACATCCCAATGCGTATATAGCTCCGGTGTAGAACTAAGCGTACTAGCAGGGCAACTATCATCTAATCTAATATGGTTAAAGCAAGCATTACGTTTCTCTGTCTTTAATAAAAAAGTTGTGTACGTATCACCTTTGCGTGTATGCTCCCAACACTTAATATCGTTGGGACTAGGACGGGTTTCTTTGATTTCATCCTGTGTAAGCACTTGCAAGTCACTAGTGGCTTCTCCCGTGCTAATCCATCGGTGCTTAAGTGCTAATATCAGTTTAGGTTTATGAATATCGTTGCGTAGTGCAATAAAAAATACCCGTTCTCGTCTCTGCGGTACACCACAGTCCGCAGCATTAACTAAGAATAATTGGGGGCTATAACCAATAGCTTTGAATCTGTCAATAATAAGTTTGCAGTAACCTTTAGCATTACCTAATATTAACCCCTTGACATTTTCAGCGATCGCCACCTTGGGTTTTAGCTTTTGAACTAAGTTTAAATAATCAAAGAACAGGTCATCTAACACTTGTACAGCTTGACCTTCCCGAAAGTGTTTTTTCTTCCCCCAGTCCTTTTCTCTGTTCCCTGATACTGAAAAATTAGAACAAGGAGGGCTGCCATCTAATATATCTAAATGGTAGAGTTCACTGGGCAACTGTTTCTTGATTAAGTCCTTAACTGGACACAAGAAATAATGTTGAAGATTAAGATTTAGCTGATAATGATAAGCCATTTCCGGATCAATATCATTAGCAGCAATGACATCACATCCTGCCAGTTTATAACCCATAGAACTACCACCACCGCAACTAAAAGTTGACATTACCTTTAGTCCATTTTGGGGTACAAACTTCAAATCTTTTAAGTACCAGGCGTGGGGATTATTCATTTTTTATCATTGTACTGAAAACCACATTTAGGACACTTGTGGTCAAATTCAAACTCATCTACATTGACTTCCTTGGTTGACGATTTTGGGCTGTAAGGTTCATTGGTTTCCTCTTCCTGTTCATCATCCAGAAAACTTAATTCCAATTCCCCAAAGCCCGTTAAACCCAGATCAAATTCACTATCCTGTAGAAACTCAAAATCCAGTTTCAACATTTCCGGATCAAATCCAGTATTCATGGTCAGCTTGTTATGTGCTAACCGATATGCCACTTTTTGAGCATCTGACAGCCCAGTAACTTGAATTACGGGAATTGTATTGTCACCTCGTTTCTTGGCTGCTAAAAGCCGACCGTGACCTTCTAATATTTCACCATTCTCATCTACTGCCACCGGGTCGAGAAATGTAAATTCCTCAATAGAGTTGGCTATCTGTTCAATGTGAGAATCAGGGTGCAACTTAGCATTGTTCTCATAAGGACTTAGACGCTCAATGTCCCATTCTTCAATTTGTCCACGCTTAATTTTGTTCATCAAAGTACCACTTATACGCTTTTTTCATTACACGCCGTATCATATCACGTTTATGTTCACTGAGTCCACTAAACTCAATTAATCCATTCACTTTTTCCTGGGGGATATCCCTCAGCAATCTCCCCAAAGCAACTCCCACAAATGCAGTACCTAAAATCTCAATTCCTGTAAAATCCAATTGCACCGACTCATTACGTAGTAAGTGGTAATGAATTGCCTTATATACAGTTTCTCCATGCTCAATAGCGATCGCGTTATATCCAGTAAAATCAAAAACTTTAAATGACTTCATCTTCACCTCCATTGCTTGGATCAATAATTTGGTAGCCTTCCCTAGATAGCTTATCAGCAGCCGCGTTGACATCAACAAAGTATTTTATTCCTCTAGTCTCATTAATGGCACTTGTTGACCGCTGTAAGGCTTGCGACCATTGATTTGTTTCGGGTGCGCTATGTAGAGAAATTGCTTTCTTTCTTTCTTCTCCCGTCAGTTCTAAATCTTCTGCCAATTGCCGTGCCTTAACCTCAATTATTTTAGCCACATAATCCCTAGCGAGTTTGTGTACTTTGTAATTTTCAATGACAATTTGAGAGAGTTCATCTGATATTTTCTCAGATGCTTTCTGTATAGTTTTAACTTGAATAGTTGTCTTTAGGGTGTCTTGGTACTGTCGCCTTTGGTCTACCCATAATTCTCGTCTTACCCATACCTCAACAGTTCCCTTACCCAAGCCAGCCTCGACAGCCAGTTTTCTAATACCTATATCCTCTTCACTTTCAACGTAGCGACGGCGACACTGTTCTTTAGTCCAAGGTTTTGGTAGTTTTTCCCATTTCATAGTATTAAAACCTCAACATTTTTATTTTTAATAATTACATATAATTAATTGTTATGCACAATATCAGTAGAAATATCTTATAATTTTTATTGAATATATAGCCCGATTAAACTTGATTAAGGACGAAACACCTGAATCAAACTCAGTTCCAGTTTAAATACTTTATCGCTAGATGGTGTCCACTTAAACGTCTCGCAACGGTACAAAGTGGAATTAAAGTAAAAAGGCTTACCTAAATTATTAGTTAAAAAAGTATCAATCTCTGAATAAGTAAATAAACTATCAATGGTCAAGGTCAAAGTCTGCGTACCGACCACCTGGTTAAGCTGGTTTCTATTCCCTTTCTCATCCACACCACCCTGGTAGTTTTGAGATAAGAAACTTGCTTCAAAACTTATGGCATTATCCCAACTGATTTTAAGAGAACTAGGCGCATTTGGGAACATAATGATAAAGCTGTCAGCATTACTGACAGCACCCTTAATATATCTGAGCTTGACATTATTATTGTAGCGTAAAATCTTTGTTTTAATTGCCTCAATGTCATATATTTGGTTTAAATGCTATAATATTTAAACCTAGTCGCGTGGTGATGTTGCGAGCATCAAGCCACCACTAGGAGTAGGTCCAACATACCCACGCATCTATTTTACCATGAAAACTTTTGAATTTAAACTTGACCCCACGGTTGCACAGGTACAAACGATTAATCAATGGCTAGACAAACTCAAGTGGGTTTGGAATACAGGGCTGTCACTCAAACTAGCAGGAAGACAGAAATATTATAGAGAGAAAGAAATAGGCGATCGCATTATTCCTGATGGTGTAGTTTTGCAGTGGAAATGGCGAAAGGTTGTTACTGAAGACAAGAAAGGTAAGTCTACTGAGAAATGGGAGAAAGTCCGCTTAGTCGGTACAGGTGTCATCAGACCTAAAAGCGGTCATCCTTACTGTGAAATTAGACAACACTTAAATATTGAAAACCCTGATAAATATGGACAATGTGAATTTTATAGGAGTGACAATATTCCCGACTTTATGGCAGATGTTCCCACTAAATTTAAGGCAGGGGTAATTGATTCTTTAAAGAAATCATGGAAAGCTTACGTTACTCCAAAACACCCCGGTAGAAAGCCAAAATTCAAAGGGAGAAATGATAAAATCAAGTCGCTTGTTAATCTCAATGCTGGGGGTTTATCTAAAGAACTAAAACCAGAAAAAATACCCGGTTCAAATAATGGTTATGTCCAGTTCCCCAAGCTTGGTAAAATTAAAGTTAAGGGATTATTTGATAGATATGACTGGCAAGAATGGGGTCCAGCCAGAATAGTTAAAGAACCATCAGGTTACTATCTTCATGTATGCGTTGATATCCCCAATGACCCATTACCAAAATCTGATAAAGCAGTAGGAATTGATCCGGGTTTACTATCAGTTATCACCACAGATCAGGGGAGAGAAGTTGAGCCGCCTAAGCTATTTAGGAAACAACAAACTAAGCTAAGACGGTTACAGCGTAAAGCGTCTAGGCAACAAAAGGGAGGATGTAATCAGAAGAAAACCTATCAAAAAATAGCCTTACACCATGAAAAGATCCGCCGCAGCCGCAACGCATTTAATCATAAGCTATCTACTAAAGTTGTGCGTGAGTATTCTGGCATTGTCATGGAAGACTTAAAGATACAAAACCTGAACCGTAAGCCCAAAGCCAAGAAACGTGAGGACGGCAATGGCTATGAACAAAACGGTGCAAAACGTAAAGCTGGGTTAAACAAAAGTTTTGCCGATTCAGCACTGGGTGATTTAATCAGTAAGATTGAAACAAAGTGTAAAGATACTGATAGAGAGTTTGTAAAAGTTGCAGCACACTACACTACGGTTGACTGTTCAAAATGTGGTGCTAAAATAAAGAAAGCATTGAGCCAAAGAACTCACCGCTGTACAGAATGTGGTCACACTGAAGGACGTGATTCTAACGCAGCTAAGAACATCTTGCTCAAAGGCAAAAAACAATTATCAGCAGTGTACCGCGCTTGGGCGTGGGAACATGGGGAAACCCGAAAGCCTGGCTCTGATTCCAATACGGAATGTCACCAGGAAGGTGTGAAAGCACCACCGGAGGATGGATATTCCTCCCAATTAAACCCCGAAAGGGGAACTCAGCGCGGAAGGGGGGATGTAAAAACCTCTAAAGCCGTGAAAACAACCTCAAAGGTAGACACCGTAAGCAATCCGAACCTTGACAATTTATCCATCACCCGCGCACCTTACCCAGTAAGCATTTCAGCTAATTCAGCGAAAACTCAAAAGCCTGGAACAAAGAAAAATAAGAGATCCGCGCGATCGGGGGATGAAACCTT